CCGAGCCGCTCGAGCAAGTAATCGAAACAAATATTTCGGAGCCAAGTAACGAAGAGGCTCCATTTTAACAGTCATAACTCAATCAATTGGTGGCCCTTGCATTCCGCGAGGGTCACTTCCTTATAAATTTTTATGGATAACACAGGAATAAAATACGATGCAGGGAAACCAGAATATGGTTTACTTCCCGCACATGCTCTTGAGGAAGTAGTTAAGGTTCTTACCTTTGGGGCAAGTAAATACGACCGAGACAATTGGCGTAAACTCGATAACCTACCGCGTCGCTACTTTGACGCCGCCCAACGACATATGTGGGCCACTAAACGCAAAGAAAGTCACGACCCAGAGTCTGACCTTCACCATATTGCACATTCTATTTGTTGTTTGCTTTTTTATCTTGAAAGCGAGCTAAATTCTGATATAGTAATAAATAATGAAATTAAGTAAAGAAACAATATCCGTACTAAAAAACTTTAGTACCATTCAACCAAATCTCGTAGTTAAGCCTGGCTCAACTATTTCAACTTTAGCAGATGCGAAAAACATTATTGCTGAAGCAAACGTTAAAGAAACGTTTCCGCAGGAGTTCGGAATCTACAACTTAAATGAATTCATAAATGCGCTTTCATTGGTTGAAGACCCTGAGCTAGAATTTTCTGAAAGTTATGTAACGATAGTTGGTAAAGATAGTTCAAAAGTAACTTATCATTTTGCTGATCCGTCTATTCTAACTACAAAGGAAAAGGAAATCGCAATGCCTCCGAGTGAACTAAGTGTAACTCTAACTGATGACCAGATTAATACTATCCGTAGAGCTGCTGGTGCACTTGGACAATCAGTCCTATCATTCACTGTTGAAAACGACGAATGTATTGCTAGAGTAAAAGACCCTAACAATGCTAGTGCTAATTCATTTTCAATAGTTGTTAAAAAAGGAATGAGCGAATGTTATAATCAAGAGTTCTGTGATGCAATTGATTTTCAATTTCTAATTGCTAATTTGAAACTTATACCTGGCACTTATAACATCGAAATTTCAAGTAAATTAATTTCAACGTGGAGTGGAAATGATGCAAATTATTTCATTGCACTAGAAAAAACCAGTAAGATTTTTGATAAATAGAATCTTTAAAACACAAGTAATATTATGAGTGAAGAAACACAACCTCAAACAGCTGCTGATGTAGCAAGACAAGAACCTGTAGTATCAACTGCAGATGAACTAAACTTGAATGACCTTGCGGTTGTTCTTCAAGTTATTGATGTATGTTCCAAACGAGGAGCATTCGAAGGTAATGAACTGAAAGACGTAGGTACACTACGCGAACGCATCTCAAATTATGTGAGTGCTCGAGTTCCTGCACAGGAAGAAAGTTCAGAAGACACTGACACAGAAGGTGATTCCTAATTCAACGGAGGTCACATTCGTGTGGCCTCCTTTTTTATTATATTATGCGAGAAAATTTATTATGGGTCGAGAAGTACCGACCAAAAACAGTTGAAGACTGTGTACTTCCGAAAAAGTTAAAACAAACATTTTCCGAGTTCGTTGCGAATAAAGACATTCCTAATATGATTCTTGCTGGTACAGCAGGAACAGGAAAGACTACGATCGCTCGAGCTTTATGCAATGAATTAAAAGTTGATTCGTTGGTTATTAATGCATCTGAAGAAAGTGGCATTGATGTTTTACGAAACAAGATAAAACAATTTGCTTCGACAATGACATTAGATGTTGATTCAAAGTACAAAGTAATTATACTTGATGAAGCTGACTATCTAAATCCGCAATCCACTCAACCTGCTCTTCGTGCTTTTATTGAAGAGTTTGCTGGTAATTGTAGATTCATACTTACATGTAATTTCAAGAATCGTATTATCGAGCCTTTACATTCTCGTTGTACTGTTATTGAT